TCAATTAAGCGGCTCTTCATCGGAGGAAGGATTTTTATTGTTAGTGACTATTTTATTTACGTCATTATCATTGGGCGTCTCTTTAATATCCTCATCATTACTTTTGATTTCTTTCGCTGTTATGAAATCATTATTTTGTTTAGATAACAGTGAGCGATAATTTTCATAAGGACCAATGGAAGCCAAGTTCGAAACATTAGCAATGTTTTGTATAGCATTTAAAGATGAGGAATTAATAATATTCCGCATAGCGGCTAAAGATGAGGAATTAATAATATTTTGCATAGTTGTTAAAGCATTAGGGTTTACATAATTTTGTACAGATCCAGTAATTGCATTAACGGTATTTAGGTTTCCTATAAGTCTTCCAAAAGTAGCATTTCCCGTAATCTGTCCCCCTACAGTAGTATCAGAATGCACTTGTATCGTTTTCTCTGTTTGTTTAAGACGTTCCAACTCTGATTTGAGTTGCTTTAACTCATCAGTTCTTTTGCCAGCTTCAGTTTCTTCTAAACTAAGTTGCGCAACAAGTTGATTAATCTTGTCAAGACTTTCTTGCTTTTCACCCTCCATTTTCAATAACTCTGCTCTAGATAGATCCATAATCTCTGTCGCTTGTCTTAAATCAAGCACAAAGGACCCCATTTCATCTGCACTACCAGCAAACCTATTAAAGATCATCAAAAAATACTTTATCAATTCATTGTTAGAGTAATTAGGATATTTCACCTGATGATCAATTTCACTCCACCCTTCCTCAAATATTGTTCTAACTTGGATCTCTGAACTTATTTCTTCTTTTAATGGGCGAGTTGTTATTACATAATGAACAGACCTATAACCAGCTTTATGTATCTTAACTTCGCACTCTCCATCTCTATATACATCTAACTCTGAATCATCCCCATCCCTAATGTAAACGATAGGTTTCTCAAGCAATCTCCACATAGAGGTTATATATTGATGTATACTAATCCATTCCTTTTTAAATAGATGAAGCACGCGAATACCGATTAAATCCGTAATCTTTTCATGATAATTCTCTACTGAAACATCCATGTATTTATTGTCATCAACATTAATGTTCTCATTGCGCTTTCGTATTATCTTAGCCATTAAATGCTCAGGATCTTTTATTCTCCATCGTACAGAATGAACATTGTCACCCTGCTGCAGAAGATTAGATAGTAATGCTGCCGTTTCTTTCAAATAAGGAGTTTTTTCAGCATGCCTGACTCCAATGCTTAATAAATCACTCCAATCCATTTTAGATGTTGTGAATTCCTCTTCGGAAAGATTATTTCTTTTCAGAAATGCCTCTAGGGATAAGTCCTGTAAATGCTGATTTTCAATATTCATTATCAATCTACCTGTTTGAATTTATCAATAATCCTACCTTTACGATTATGCCTCAACAACTTCGAGGTGGACAACTATAATGAGCTATTATTATGCTGTTTTTTTTCGTAAAGGTTTAGAAATGATGAGTTGCCTGTCATAAAACTTCGCGACTTATGCAATGACAGCACCTTAGCAACAAATAATCGGGGATAATTCAATGCATATTGAATCACATTCTATGAGTTTTGATAGATTCTAGTACCTTCACCATAACTCAACTCCATTATTTTTTGCATTTGTTATATAAGCCTACGGATAACGCCAAAGAAAATCATCAGGCCGAATGCGCACCTGCAAGTAACGTACATTTTAGGAAGTCTGTCGACTACCTCATGAATTATCAGACGCCTAAAATCCCGTAATTACTACGTTCAATCTTGCCTACTGCCAATGAATTTGCTGCTGGCCGGATGATGTCGGGTGCGGTGCCGCTGGTACTACTATCCCCGGCGATACGATAAAGCGCTCTACCGTTTCGGTGGTCACAAACGTCGCGCTACAGTTGATGTTCGTGCACTGGTGATACCGCTCTTTGGTCGTGTCAGTAAAATAGCGACTTGTGCGGGCGTGAGCGGCGAAATGGCATTTTGGACAGTGAAACATGGCGAGCACCTCATTTAATTTCCGAAGCGTTAATTTTACTCAAATAATCCTTAAATAACAATCACTTAAAAACAAATCACTGCGTTAACTCTTCGCTTTCGTACTCCACATCCGAAACCTTAACCTCAAGCTCTAAGCCTGTCGTGTAGCCGCTCCCGTTGAGGTTATGCACCACCCGGCTGATTATCCACGCCTGCTCGTCTATGACGCGCTTAAACCCTCTCACCGCGATTGGTGTTTCAGGAAATAAATCTGCCCGGCCAATTGCCAGCGAGATTGAAAACTCCGCAACGCCGCGCTGCAGTTGGTCCCACTTCGCCTGCGCGGCGCGCATGGCCTGCGCCTTAGTCGCGTAGATGGTCGTCAGCTCAAGCACGTTGTCAGCCTCACCGGCCATATACTCACCCTCGCGCGCTTCCTGCTCTTTTTTGGCTTTAGTCTTTGCCGGGGCTTTGGTCGCTTTCGGGTGCTGCAGCGCTCGGAGATGCTTCTCTTTGGGCTTACGCTTGAGCATAACCTTTTGCTTTTGCGGTTTCGGGTCTTTGGTGTGCAGCCATTTCGCCGTAACGCCGGTATAGGCTTCCCGGTCAGCAATGGCAAACTGATGACGATCGCCGTCGCCCCGCTCAAGCGTCATCTGCGGAATGGGCTTTCCGCTGGCCGTCTTACCGCTCCCCGCTTTCAGGAATAACAGTTTTCCCGTTTTTACCGAAACTGACGCCCCGTTCCGTTCAGCCAGGCGGGACAGGAATACCGCGTCGGATTCCTGCGACTGGTCAATGTGAGGCACGGCGACGGCTTTCAGCGTGTCGGCCACGCTGGCCGTCAATTTATTGCGTGCCGCAATCGTCTCGACAATTTGCACGAGCGTGGTGTCATGCCATGACTGCTCCCGGCGCGAGTTCAGCGTACCGCGAAAATCGGCGCTGCGCCCCCGGATGGTGAGCGTATCAGGCGCGCCCCTGTGTTCGATTTCGTCGACCGTGAACGTCCCTTTTTTTATCAGCGCGGATCCCTGCCAGCCTAACCACAGCGTCAACGTTGCTCCGCGCGGTGGCAAAGCTATCTGGCCGTCAGTGTCATCGAGCTCGATATCGAGCTGGTCGGCCTCGAATCCGCGATTGTCGGTCATGGTCAGGCTGATAAGGCGGTCGCTAAAATCCTGGGTGATATCGTCGTTATCCAGCTTGAGCATAAACGCCGGGGCAATCTTCGCCCCGGCATGAATATCCATTCCCGTAATCATCCCGCCAGCCCTCCCAGCCAGTTACCGGCAAACGTGACCAGATTGTCGGCCTGCGTCTGCAGATCGCCATAAATGGACGCCAGCGATTTATCGACCCGCTTAAGGGACAGGCTAAACTCGATTTTTCTGGCCGCACCGTCGCTGAATAACTCGGTGTGGGTATGCGTCACTTTGTCGATGACATACATGCCGTGGATTATGCCCGTTCCGTCTATCAGCGGCCACGCTCGCCCCTCGTCTGCCATCAGCTCTATGGCGGTCAGTGACAGGCGTCCACCGGTAATTTCGGGGTATAACACACCCGACAGCGTGCGCGTGGTCTCCCCTTCCCCGAGATACTGGTAAGCCGGTGGCTTGCCGATACGGTCATTTGACGCCCAGCGGTAATCCTTCGAATACTGCATGGACTGATAGGGCAGCGTGCGGCGCTCAAACACAAATAAACCTAAAACCATTAACATGCTTTATCCCCCTCAGTCATGACGCATACTTGAGCGCCGACGCGCACGGTTTTCCCGGTCGAGTTTATCGACAGCCTCGCGGAGCTGGCGGTCAAGGTCGCTGCCCGGCGAGATGCCACCATTCAGGTTAATGTTGTATTCAGGCTTGCTCTGGTCGACGTAAGTCTTTCCGGTGGGAGCTGTTACTGGCTGATACTGATAGCCTCCATATGTTGAAGTTGCCGGAATATAAGACCCATTTTGCGAGCCGGTGGCGGCATTCGCTTTTGCGGCCTTCTGGTCAAGGTCGCTTGATTCTTTATTGATAACCCCGAGCTTTTCCAGTAACCAGTTAACGCCGGTACGCAATGTATTAAAGCTTTTGAGCGGTAACATCAGCGCGTCGGCCAGCATCTTACCGAACATCACACCCGCATTTTTGCAACTGTCGAGCGTCTCCTGCGTCGCCTTAACCGGCGCTATGAGGTCTGTAAACCACTGCCAGACACCGCGCAATTTCTCAATGATTAAATCAAACACCGGCGCGAGCGGTGCAAAGACTTCCGCCACTGGCGCAAACGCCGCTTTAAGCCCTTCCACCACGCCGGAAAAGAATGCGCTGATTGGCTCCCAGTATTTACGAATAAGGAGCGCACCGGCCACAACAGCTGCGACCACGGCCAACACCGGCAGACTGATTGCGCTGACTGCAGCAACAATGGCACTTCCTGCAGTGGTGAAAATGACACTCAGCAGACCGGCTGCAGCAATAATCCCGTTTATCCCGGCAATGACCGGCCATGCAATCAGCCCAATCCCACCCAGCACGCCGACCAGCGCAAGCCCACCGGCGACAAGGTTAAACAGGGTTTGCGTCAGTTCAGGGTTAGCTTTCGCCCACGCGGCCACCTTGCCAAGCCAGTCTGTCGCGGAAACCGTCAGGCGACGCAGTGCTGAGTCTTCTTTTTCGAAAACCTCAATCTGCAGGTCTTCCCATGCTGACTGCAGGTTTTTCAGATCGCCGTCTAGGTTATCCGTTTGTATTTTCGCAATGCGCTCGGTCGTGCCTTTTGAGTCGCGGATTTGCTGGCGCTTGTTATCGAGCGAGCCATCACCGGCAGCGGCGACGAGTTTAATCGCGCCCTTCATGGCTTCTTCACCGAAAATCACTTTCAGATATTCGCCCTGCTCCGCCGTGCCGAGCTTGTTTTTCGCAAAGGACTTATGAATATCTTTGAGGATTTTCTCGACCGGCAGCATGTTCCCTTTGCCGTCGCGGGTTTTCACGCCCAGCTCAGAAATTGCCTCTACGGCTTTTCCCATAGGTGCTTGCAGGCGGTTGAAGATGGCACTCGCACCCGTACCGGCCATCGAGCCTTTAATCCCGTTATCCGCCAGAATGCCGAGCATGGCTGTCGTGTCTTCAATGCTCGCCCCTGCGGCCTCCGCGATGGGCGCGACATACTTCATAGCCTCGCCCAGCTCGACAAGTCCGGTATTTGATGACGTGAAACCTTTCGTCATCACATCCGCGACGCGCTCAATCTCGGTGGTCGGCAGGTTAAATGCCGACTGCATGTTAGTGATAATGTCAGCGGCTTCTGCGATATCCACGTCGGCCGCGAGGCTCAGGTTTACGGTCGAGCCGGTCGCGGCCAGCACGTCATCGGCGTTATATCCCGAGCGGGCTAGCGTGGTCTGCGTGCGCGCAACATCACCCGGTGAAAAGGCCGTAGTCGCACCGATATCGCGCGCCTGTTGACGAATGGCCGCGAGCTTGTCGTCGCCCTTATCGAGCCCGAGGATTGCCTGCGTGCCTGACATTTGTTTGTCAAAACCGATGCCCGGCGCAATAAAGCGTGACGCACCATAAAGCCCGGCGGTAGCCACCCCGACACCCACCATCCCGGCATTACGCGCACCGGCGGCGAGCTGTTGCCCGGATTCATAGCGGCTTTTTACCGCGCTGAGTCTGGCCTTTTGCTGGCTGACGCGCGCCAGCGCATCACGCTGCCGGTTAAGCTGCGCGGTGGTCTCGCTGATGCTGGATTTCAGACGGCGCTCATCCGCTGACAGGGTGCGGGTATTAATACCGGCCTGCGCGAGCTCGGTGCGCTGTCGCTGCACCGACTGCCTGAGGCTGTTGTATTTGAGCTGCAGTTCAGCGGCGGATTTCTTCGCCGCCTCCATCGCGCGCGCCTGCGCGGTTGTGGGGTTTTGCGTGTTTTTAAACTGGACGGCCAGCGCAGCGGCTTCCTGTTTCGCCTTATTAAGCGACTGCCCGGTCACGGCAAGCTGTGCGCTCGCTTTCCTGAATCCATCAATCCGGGACGCCTGCGCATTCAGAGCGCGCATGCTGTTCTGAGAAGTACGGATATCGCCGGCAAGGGTCTTGCTGGCAGTCTGGATAGCTTTAAGCGGTCGGCTTGCCCGGTCGACTGCGTTCAGCAGTACCTCAATACTGACGTTATTGCTCATGGTTGTTTCCGCTTCGCTGCAGCGCCTTTTCGCGCCATGTGATGAGCTCGGTCACGCTCAGGGAATTCAGCTCTGATGGCGGCCAGTGAAATATCACCGCGATATCCGCCATCAGGTCATCGACCGAAAGGTTATCCGGGAAGGTCAGCGAGCCGAAGATGGCGACAAAAAACCGACCACCTTACCGGCGAACAAAATCAGGTCTGACGCTTCCAGACGCATGACCTCATGCTCGGTCAGCGCCGGGTACGTCATACGCGGAAGCACCTTAATCAGCGCATCGACGTCAGAGTTAGCCAGCGAGGCCAGACTCACACCGCGCAGGGTTCCCGCGTTGGGTTTGGTCACGGTCACCTGTTCGATTTTCTGCTCACCGCGCATGACCGGGTTATCGAGGATCACAATGTTCGGGTTTTCGGTTTCGGTGGTGGCGGTTTCGTTGATATTTTCCATGATGTTGCTCTCTTTGAATGTGAGTAAGTGACCGGCCAGCCTGGCTGACCGGTAAACGGGTTACAGGCCAATCGCCCGGCGGTGCTCAGCGAGACGGTCGACGCCGTCGACTTTCATCACCATGTTGACGACGTCAATCTCGATGACCTCCTTGCCGTCAATCGTGAGCTGATAGTAAGAGCACTCGGTCGAGATTTTGGTCGTGCCGCTTTCGCCCTGCTTGTTCTCGCCGCCGTCGTACTCCTTGTGACGGCCACGCATGACCACCTCAACGGCGGAAATTGCGCCGGTGTCGTCGCGCTGGAAAGAGCCGGTGAAGCGCAGCGGCACGCTGTCGGCACCCGGTGACGCGTACTGCGCCCACAGCTGGACGTCAGGCAGGCCGCCCAGTGTCCACTCAAGCGACAGCGCGTCGTCATCGAGACCGAGGTCAATCGACACCGAGCCCGGCATCCCGCCGCCGCGGTATTTCTCAAGCTTGCGGGTCAGCTTTGGCAGGGTGACGGATTCAACGACGCCCATGTAGCTGAGGCCGTCGTTAAACATATTCAGGTATTTAAGTTTGCGTGGTAACGCCATGTTCTGAGCTCCTTAGCTGTTGACCGACTCTGACAGGTCTGCCAGATAGGTATCGGTGATGCGCTGGCGCAGGGTCAGGTTTTCCAGCGGCGGGACGGGGGTGTAGTCGTAATCGATATACAGCTTCCCGGCTTTCAGGGTTTCCACGGTGTTTGACTCCGGGTCGTACCAGCATGACCCGTCAACGATATAGCCGTTGTTTTTCAGCTCGCGGAATTTGGCGTTGATACCGGCGACGATGTCGCGGATGAGCGTTGCGGAAACGGGCTTGTCCATCGCCCACGCGTGCGCCTCCGCCATCGTGTCGGCCAGCACCTGCGCCGTGCGGGTGTAGTTTTCAAACACGAATAACGGATCGTCCGAGCAGGTGCGGTTGCCCCAGAACTTAAAGCCGTCGTTGCGGATGAGCGTTGTCACCCCGGCCTGATTAAGCAGGTTGGCGTCGGTGGCCTGCTCCTGCAAATCCCATGATACCGAGGCGCTGACGCCGGTGACGCCATTCACGCCGACGTTGGACAGCGTTTTGTGCCAGCCGGTCTCCTGGTCGATTCTGGCGCGCAGGCCGAGCGCGCGGGCGGTCGCCCATGCAATATCGGTTTCGTTCGCCGTGGTGTCCCACGCAAGAAAGTCCGGGTGAATCACCATGAGCTCACGCTGGCTGAAGTTCTCACGGTATTTGATGGCGTCGGAAATGGTCTTGCAGCCCCACGCGCTCACATACCCGAACGCGCGCAGGCTCTGGCAGGTCGACGCGAGCGCGGTCGCCACTTCCTGAGAATCCAGCCCCGGCACGCCGAGAATGCGCGGCTTAACGCCAGTGACGGTTTTCGCCGTTAACAGCGCTTTCAGACCGGTGTATTTGCCGTTTTCGTCGGTCGTGCCGATGATGTTGGAAATGGTTTCTTTCTGCGCCGCTTCCGGGTCTGACGGGTCGTCGGTACCTTCGGGAACGCGCACCACCACAATGACCGGCTTGCACTGGTCTGCGATGGCCTGCAGGGATTTTGACAGCGTGCCTTTTTTCCCGGCTTTACCGATAGCCGTTTGCACGCTGGTAATCAGTACCGGCTCGTTTAAGGGGAATGTCTTTGCGTCAGCATCGCTGGCCGTGCAGACCATGCCGATGATGGCCGTCGAGACGGTGGAAATGGTGCGCGTGCCATCATTAATCTCGATGACCTCGACGCCGTGATGATAGTCGCCCATCTGTTTAACTCCGTGGTTAAGGGGTGCGACTATTTTCTGTTGTGCGTCGCGCAGGCGCGATGCAATGCCGTTGGTGGAGGGATAACACAACAGACAAAAAAGCCCTCCGGGTGGAGGGCTTCGTTTATTCTGGTCTTTCCGGCCACTCAATATCCGGTGCCGCAGAGGTGTCGACAGCGTTCAGCGCCTGAATGTATTTCATCCACGCAATCAGGCTGGCCTTGTCATCGTCGCTGATAATGCCGAGCTGCAGCTCGGTTTGCCACAGGCTGATAGTGCTTTGTGCCTTATTCAGCAGCGCGGATTTTTTCTGTTCTGCCCTCTTAACCTGACCGTTTTTCTGGGCGTCCTTATCCGTGACCCATTCGCTACCGTTCCAGCGGTCATAGGGGGTCGACGGTGCAATCGCAGTTACGCCGACGGCATAGTCACCGGGCGCGGTAATGTTGACCGGCTGACCGGTTTCCGTGTCATAAACCGTCTCACCGCGATGGTCTGCGACATACTCCCACCCGTCAAGACTGGCCGCGCGGCACACCGCGAAACCTTCTTTTTCTTCGACCGGTGCATCGATGCAGGAATTAGCAGGAATCCCCACGCCCAGCGCCAGAATCTCGACAGAGGACGTCAGATATTCGCGGGTTTCACCGTCATAGTTATAAACGGTCATGTCACCGGCTTTTGTGGCAATGCCGTTTTTGTTCAGTGTTGCTTTCGCCATTATGCCGCCCTCACGATGTAGTTAAATGCGATACTGCGCGGTCGTGTTTCAGCGCCGCCGGTATTACCAACTCGGCCTTTTGTATGCAACGTCGGTGAAGCAATCAAAGTTCCGGGCGTTGCCGCGTCAATCCCTCGCCCCTGCACATAGGTCGATTTAGTAATCACCCCAATATCCCATTCAACCGTATCGTCATAACTTTCATTCGAAACAATGGTGTGTCGGTGTTTTTCCAGCATTCCCGCCTGCGCACTCAGTAGCGCACGCCCCGAATCAACCCCGCGTCCGTCATCCCATCCACGAATAAACTCACCACGTAAATCAGGCAAATAACCCGAAGGAAACACTGCAGCCAGCCCCGGATATTTCGCCTTATCAAATGCCGCACCGTTGCATTTCAGCCAGCCTGTCGGCGGCGTTACTGACGGGAAAGGAAGTGGCACACCTACTGGCGTATATTTCGCAATATCTGCAATTAGCAGGTACTGCGGGTGCGGGTCAGCGGCGGCGAGGTGTACTGCCAGCAGACTATCGGCATAGGCTTTCACCTCGATAACTTTGTCGTCGACATACTGCCGCGTTGCCAGCACCACCGACGGGTCAATTTTCAGGGTGATGGCCGACGTGCTCGACACAATCAGAATCATGCGAATGGTCTGCGTGCGGCCGCTCCCCTCCTGCAGTTGCGGTTTATAGGTTTCCGGGCAGTTCGCCACGGCAATCAGAATCCCCTCATCGTCGTAGAGACCAATCTCGCGGATCCAGAATCCGCCCTCATTCTCGGGAATAATCTGCTCCGCGATAATCTGGCTTGTGTTGTTTGGATCAACGGTCAGCATATTCAGCGGCGCGATGCGTTTCTGATTAACGAGCTTTGTCTGCGCCGGGTCAGGGGTCGGCAGTGTGCCGTTCGCATCCCCGACCGCAATTTGAGTCAGGTTGAGTTTTGTACCAAGTGCTGCCGCGTTCGCCAGCCGCGCCGCGCCCTGATTGGTCAGAATGGCAAAATATTTTGCGGTCATGCGTTCACTCTCAGGTAATCGATTAGATGGATGGCCGAAGCCGGGTAATATTCACCGCCGACGACAATTTCCTCGGGGGTGTAGGGGTAAACGGTGAGCGCGTCGCCGTCGTAGCATCCCGCGCCGACGTAAAGCTCACCGGTCGCACTCAGGCTGATAGCCAGCCCGGTGAGGTGGCGGCTTGCCGGTTTGGCGTCTTCAATCAGGCGCTCGAGCTCCTGATACATTTCGTCAGTGATGCCACTGTCGAGCACGCCGACAACGAGCCGGAAAGTGCCTGGCTCCTCGTCGAGCTGCCACCATTCGCGCACCTCAATCAGAAAGCCGAGCGGCTCAACCACCCGACGCAATGCGCTGATGGTGCCTTTGTGCTGATGGACGAAAAACGAGGACGCGCAGACGCTGCGTTTTGTGCTCTCTGGCCACTTCTCATCCCACCGGTCGACCGACAACGCCCACGCCAGATACGGCAGCAGGTTTACCGGGCAGGTGCGCCAGTTCCACAGAGTGCGCAGCGGTAGCGGCACGCGCTGAATGTCAGCGAGCGCGGCAGCGGCGGCGACCTCCAGCGGTGACGAGCCAACGGGTAACAGCCGGTCACTCATCCGAGCCCCCGATAGTTATCTGGTACTCGGTACAGTTCGACGCCTGCGACTTACTCAGCACAATGTCGGCCTGCGGTGATGCCAGCTCGACACGCTGCACCCCCTCAACATGCAGCACCGCATAAATGGCTGACAGGCGGATATCACGCCCGAGGCGGTGCTGCGCGCTGATATAGCTCTTAAGCCTCTGCTCTGATGCCTGCCTGATGGGCTCAGACTCGGGACCGGGGTAAACGTAGAGCGTCGCGTCAATCTGGTACGGCACAATCTCGGCTGACTGGACGGTCACCCGGTCTGCCACCGGGCGCACATCTTCGGCGTTCAGTGCTTTTTCAACAATTGCCAGTAACTCATGGCTCGCGGTGCCGTCACCCTCACGGGATAACACGGATATCGTCACGCAGGCGGGGGACGGGCTTTCGACCGAGACGTCAGCGACCCGCCCGTCGGCGCTGCGGCCGTGATACTCGTATGCACCGACCGGACCCGCCACGCTTAATCCTTCAAAAGCTTGTTGCGTACGCAGACGCAGGTCGGTGTCGGACTCCATAACGGCAGGCGTCGGCGGGATGGTGGTGTCATCCGCCGGGGTGATGGTCAGTCGCGCGGTATTGTTGTTCCCGGCCAGGACGTCAAGGTCGTTACCGGCGGAATAGGCCAGCGTTACCGCCTGCGCGGCTTCGTTCACACGCTGACGCCAGATAACTTCACGGTAGGCGTTTTCCTGCAGCAGCTTCACAATCGGCTCTGACTCAAGCGTCAGCGTCCGGGCGATAGCCTCCTGCTGATTTTCGGGATAAAGCGAAATTAGCGTCGCAATGCGTTCGGCAAGAATGGTTTCAAAGTCCAGTTCTTCCACCACATCGGGAACGGGTAACTGATTCAGGTCAACGGTTGCCATAGTGATTAGCTCAGTGGAATGGTGATGGAAAATGGCTGGCCGCCGGTCGAGCGAGTGCCGGTGATGTCGACATACAGCCCGCCGTCGGTCTCCGACCGTTCAAAGGTAATGGTCGAGAGGTCTACGCGTGGTTCCCACTTTTGGATCGCGGAACAGCACGCGGCCATAATCTGCAGGCGCAGCGCCGGTGTCTGCGGCTGGTCAATCATCTGCGACAGGAGCGAGCCGTATTCACGTCGCATAACGCGCGAGCCAACCGGCGTGACCAGAATGTCGCGCACGCTTTGCCGGATATGCTCAACCTCAGAGATACTGAGGCCGGTCTGGCTGTTCATTCCCAGATAACGCACCGTCATTTGATGCCCTCCGTCCAGCTTCCGCCCCGTTCGACGCCGCCGTGGTCGTGGTTATCCACCTGCACGCCGTTTGATTTCAGTGTCCCGCCGGTGTGCTCGATGTTTCCGGACATAGTCCCGCCGTTCTTCACTTCGAGCGTGCCGGTCGTCAGTTTGTTGGTGCACACCACCTCCGGCGTATCGAGCGTGATACTGGTCGAGGCTTTCACCAGCACCACCGGCACGGTTGCCGTAATTGACTCAGACGCGGTGATATCAGCGGTTTTGATGCCTGACACGGTGAGCGCGCCGTTTTCGGGCTCGTACTCGATAACCGCCCCGTCAGGAAAGGAAACGTGAAGCGCATCAGGTGAGGCAGACGGCGCGGGATGGTCATCAGAGAATATGCCGGGCAGCACAAACGCCGTATCGAGCTCGCCGCCGATCGCCAGTAAAAGCACCTGCTCGCCAACGGACGGAGCCCACCATACGCGCGAGCGACCGGCGCGACAGGTCAGCCAGTTCAGCCAGGTGGTTTGCATGCCGCCGGTCTGGACACTACAAAGCCCCTCGTCGTGGTCGACGTCGGTTACGATGCCGGTGCGGATAAGGTTGCGGATCGCGCGTGCGATTTCCTGCAGAGAATTTAGATTATTCATGGGGAAAGGATGCCGCCGGGGGAGGCCAGCGGCAATGGAACGGTGTTTTGTGGTTGTTGTGACAACGCTCAGAGAGTTAGGTGTTTAATTATCAGCGTCTCGACGAGCTGTTTATCTTCCCGGCTGAATCCGAGTAACTGGCGCTCTGCATACTGCACGTCACGGCTGTGCGGGTTAGGGCGGTCTTTTAGCCCGAGCTGATGGACACGCGCGATGCGCTGCACCTTGCCGGTAAACTCCACCACCGCGCTGTTTTCGCGGCCAGTGGCTTTCATGTACCGGCTTGTGCGCAGCTTCTGGAACATCGCCCGTTTAATCCGCCCGGTCTTAGCCCTGAGCGGCTGACGCTTTCGCGCCTGATAGGGCGAGCCGTCCGGGGCTTTTTGCTGTTTGATGCGTTGCTGTTGCGATTTGCGCAGCTCCTTTGCTATCTCTCCGGCCAGCTTACGGCGTGCAGCCGGTGACAGGGCAGCAATCAGACCATTGAGCCGGTCGTCAAAAGGCTTAAATTCACTCATCCCATTTACTCGCCAGCTCCCCGTCAAGATAGAGCTCTTTTGGTGGTGTTACGGGTTCCGGCAACGGCGGCTCTGGGGCATAGCTTACGTGCAGCGCGCCGTTTTCCTCTCTGATGATTGTGCGCTCGGTGAGCTGCAGGCTGATGCTGATGTCGACACTGTCCCCGTCGTTTAAATCCATCTGGAAACGGTAGCCCTTTTTACGGCCATTATCGAGCGTGCAGATATCCGGCTGGTTTTCCCTGAGCCATGCGGCCACCGGCACGAAAATCAAATCAGGGTCGCCCACAAAGTCACACACGATCACATTCAGGGTGTAAATTTTCTCATGTGAGAGCGAGGCCGCGAGCCGCGCATCGATATTCCCCTCATCGGCAAAGATGCGCATCATTTCGGGGTTTGTTTCAAGCTGCGGGACGGCTTTAATCAGCGCTTCGCGCAGGCTGCGTGCTTTCTTCATCGAGTTTATCCTGACAGTCTTTGACGGTTTCAACCTGCAGCGCGCACGCGGCGAGCGCGTGCTCAAGCCTGCGAATATCGGCGCTCAGGTCGCCATTAGTGGCCGGGTCGCTTCCCGGCATCGGGCAATAGCTCACCTTCGGGCAGGCGCTGTAAACAATGACCGGCGGAGGCGCAGGCGGTGCGGGTGTGCAGCCGACGCACAACATCAGGCAGCTCAGCGCTGTACCAGCGGCGTAGGGTTTCATTCTCATTTATCAGCCTCGTAATGGTTTCTTCACGCCGCACGGCCATCGCACCGGCGGCCAGCACTTCGCCGCGTAAACTGACCTGCGCGGTTTCATTTCGCCTGGCTATTCCCTGCGAAACGGAAAGCTGATTTTTCAGCATTCCGATCGCGGTTTTTTGTTCGGTCGCGACCCTGTTCGCCCGTTCAAAAGAGCGCGTCAGGTTGCCGTTTTCATGACGCTGCCAGAGCACAACCGCCATCAGCGCGGCCAGTAAAAACAACATCACTTTCATTCAATCCCCCTGAGGCAGTAGGCACGCTCGCGCGCGCGGCGATTTTCCAGCCCTTTGTTAATTTCGCCATTCACATACACCCAGCGGGTGAGCTGGTCGCACGCCTGCGGCCATTGCTGGCGTTTGATAAACGAGACCAGCGTCGACCGGCAGGCCGCGCCGGTTCCCACGTTGAATGAGAAACTGACCAGCGCGTCGTAAACCTGCGGCGGCATTTTCACCGGCGCGCAGACCGCCAGACGTTTCTCAACGTTCAGTACATCCGCGACGAGGTTCTCCGCCGCCTGACGTTCGGTGATTTCCCCTTTCGGCACGACGCCTGCAGTGTGGCCGATGCCCGACGTCCACACTCCCGCGCTGCACTGGTAAGGCGTCAGGCGACAACCTTCGAGGTCGGCAATCAGCGCAAGCCCCTCAGGCGAGGTGTTAAGCAGACGAAAGTCAGGCATCAGCGCTGCCAGCGCCAGCACGGCGGCCACACTGCAACGTTTAACGATTGATTTCACGAATAGCCCCTTTATCGAGTCCGAGCGATGTCAGATAGAGGTACGTCTTGCGCTTAAACCAGTAGTTCGTCAGCGCGGTAAAAATGGCGCATCCGCCGCCCACGTAAAGCGCCATCTTTTCGGGCGACATTGCCCCGACATACGCCAGCCCCACGGCCAGCCAGTAGGCAATAAACGTGGTGATTTTTTCCATACTCAGTCCCATAGATTCACCGTTTCGGTTCTGGCCGCGCTCTCGGTCTCGGGCAGCTCTACTGCCGTGCCGTGCGGCAGGATCACGCCGAGCTCAGACAGGCCTGGATTTGCCTCTAAGACGGTTTCGACCACACCCTCAGTGCGCCCGTAGTACCGGGCGCAAATCGCGTCGAGGGTGTCACCCTGCAGCGCATAGGCTTTCATCAGATTTGCCCCACGATGCAGCGCGCTTTGTCCTGGATGCGCGCGACAGACCAGCGCATGTCCCGCCACATTTCATCGATAGTGCTGTCGATGCTGTCGGCCTTTTTATCGCCTTTGGCGGTCGCATCCACGCCGCGAAAACGCTCATACAGCGTGGCCGTCGTCATCGAGCACACGGCGTTGAAGTAGTGGAAAACGCGCACGCTCTCGCCGTCGAGCTCGTCGGTCGGGACATCCGCCAGCGTGGCGTAACCGGCATCAAGCTGACTTTCGCGCCAGTCGCTCAGCTCCGCGTTAGTCTCCGCAATGGCGGTCTTAATCGCCCGGCGCAGGCGCACGGGGGAAACGGTCTGCTCCAGCCGCATTTCTTCCCGCACGCGCTTCGGATCCACGTCAGGAAAAAACGGGGTGTTTTTGATTACCGGCTCGCTCACGCCCGGTGGCGGTATCACCACGCCCGGCACATCCTGCGGCTCTTTTTTTGGCTCAATAATCAGCGTCGTCATGACAACCTCGGGTAATGGGTGGGCGGTGGACGCCGGTCGCAGTCAGGGCAATTGATACCCGCATTGACCGGCGTGCCGCCCGGCTCGGGGAGCGCTCGGTTAACCAGCGGCTTTTGCCGCCTTTGGTGGACGCCCGCGCCGTGCCGCCGGTTTAGCGGCGACTTTGCGCGTGCGCGGTTGAGTCGTTTTGGTTTTCGGTGCCGGTTCAGGCTTTGGCCTGAGCTGACGCTCTAACTGCTCAATGTCTTTTCGCACGCCGATAGTGCTTTCTAACTGGATCGCACGCTGCAGGTGCGCCAGCGCTTCGGGCAGTTGCTTTGCATCACGCAGCACGTAGCCGGTAATTTTGTGCAGCTTCGCGCGCACGATATCGGGCATATCCGCGCGCTCAGTCAGCGCGAGGGTGTCGAGCAGGTTTTCGAGCTCGACCGGCTGTTTTGCCATGAGCAGGCGCTGCGCGGCGAGCGCGACCTCTTCGGCCAGCAGGTAAGGCGTCGGACGTCGCCCGGTCGGCATGGTCAGGCCGTAGGTCATGGCATATCGGGCAATCTCCAGCGCCCCGGCGATATCGTCAGCATCTAGACGCCACAGCATGACAGTCATGAAAATGTCATCCTGCGCACCCTTGCCGTTTGCGAGGACGCCAGCGACCCACGGCAGATAGAACGGCAGCAGCTCACGCTTTTTGTCTGCCTTTCGCTCATTGGATCGGATTTGTTTCAGCGTGCGGTTGTCTGCGGCCAGCTTAACCAGCATCTGCTCATAGGCAGTTGCATTGCGCAGCGGCTTAGCAGCCCGCTGCGCTGTTTCAGAGGCCGAGACCCGCATCATGTGACGTGCTGCGGGACTCTTCATGGTTTACTCTCCACCTTCCTGTGCTGCAGGCGCGGAAGCGCTTTCCGGCGCTGCCGGTGGTGTGAAGTCACCGAGCTTGATGTTTTCAATCAGGCAACCGGCGGCGTAAGCCTCGACCACGTAGTCGATATTCATTGACTCGTAGTTTTCCACGCGGTCTTTTTTCGGTTCTTCGATGATGGCGCGGCGGTGCGCGTCATCCATGAAGTAGATAGACAGGTTGTCGAGACGCGTGACCATCAGTCCATCTGCCGGGAAGTAAGGCACGCGCACGGCTGGCAGGTTGCCGATTCGCTTCTGGCTGATGATGATGTCAGCGGCCAGCGATTCGGTGTTTGCCTGCTCCTGATTGACGATAGGGAAATACTTATCCGCCATCAGCTTACGCCCGGTGATGACGACGAGCTCCGGGTCATCCTGATAAATCTCGTCAATCAGGTTACTGGTGGCATCCATGACCAGCGCGTCGAGGTTCGCATAGTCGCCGTTTTTACCCACGCGGATCACGTCGGAAATAACCGCTCCGTCCTCGTCGGTGATTTTGGACATCACACGCGCTGGCGCTTCATTGCGGTACTTCTGCAGCCAGCCGATCGCCACGTCCTGCAGCATCGGGTTTTTTACACGGTCTGACGTGTCGGCGCGCTTAATACCGTTGAAACCGGCCATGATGAAATCGAGGGACTGGCGCTTGATAATGGCGTCACGGATACGGGTCTGGAAGTCCTGGAATCGCGCCCACAGGTCGAGCTGTTTGTAGCGGATATGGAAGTCAAAGTTAATCTGCGCGCACTCGTATTTGTTGGACTCCAGCGCGGTAAAGTCAGCGGTCTTACGCTCATCATCACCGGCGGTGTCGGCAGTGCTCGCAATTGTGCCGTTAACACCGACCCCGACCTTTTCGCCTTTCAGCTCGTCGACCGGCACGATGTTGATTTTGGTCAGAAACGCGGATGACATCTGCAGAGTCGTCATCAGGGTTTGCGTGACCGACGGCTCGACGGAGAATTTCTTCGCCACGTCATCGGTGGAAACGCCGTTCAGCTCCGCGACGCGGGACAGGTAGGCATTAAATTTGAAGCGGGTATCTTTACGCATGGTTTTTCCTGTTCGGGTAAAAGGGTTCAGGCCGGGCAGCACGCCCGGCGTGTTATCAGCAGTTGGTCAGCAGCTCGTCGCCCGTACCGCCTTTTGAAAGTTCGCGGCGCGGCTGGCTCTGGCTTTCGGTGTTATCGAGGGAGCTTTTGAGGGCGTTAAACGCCTGCGCGCTTTCTTCCGCCTTGCTGGTCACGTTCTGCTTAAGCTGCGCAAAAGCGGTCTCCAGCTCGGTGATGCGCTTGTCGGTGGCGTTGAGATTGGTTTGCACCTGCTCGGTGACGGTGGTCACCGCCTCATGCATATCCGCGAGACGCGCGTCATCGCTGACCTGCTTCCGGCTGAAAATGGCTTTAACCATATCGGTAAGGCTGTTAAGCATGGTGTCGGGAACGTCCTCAAACTCCAGTTCAGCCAGTGAGGCGACAGAGAAAACGTCGTCCGGCTGGTCTTTTTTACCGGCGAGCGGGTTCTGCGCGGCGCGGCTGCAGAATTCGAGGTATTCGGTGCCGAGACTTGCAGGGTCATCGGTGACGGCCAGGCCAACGAGGTAACATTTGCCGCTGTTGGCAAAGTTCGGGCGGATCTCCATGGAGGTGTAAACCTTCTGCCCGGCCTTAACCATGCTGACCAGCTCGTCGAGCGGGGCGATTTTGCCAAACAGCGCTTTTTTGCCATCGAGCGCAGAGCCATCGCTGATAATCTCAGCCTTGAGCTCGGTCACATCGCCATAACGTTTAAACGGGCTGTCAGGCATCAGCCCCCGGATATGTTCGAGGTTAATGCGGCAGCCGTAGACGCGCGGGTCGAACGTGTCGGCCATATCCTGAATATCATCGCCGCTGATGACGCGGCCATCGCAGGTGTCACCCTCGACGCCGATGCGAAACCATTTAGAAACTTTCTTTGCCATTGTTCAGGTGTCCTGATGTTGGGTTTTCGGGTCGGGTTTAGTTTCCCGACTCTGCCCCATATCAGCCACCGCTTACGATCTGATTAGATCTGACACAACAGGCACTTAGCGCGAATACCCTCCCATTTCCTTAGCCTTGCCACGTCACACCAAAAACGAGGCAAGCATGACCATTTCAACTGACCTTTCACTGCTCAATGACCCGCGACGACAGGCGCGCCTGTTGTACTGGCAGGGGTTCGCCGTGCCGCAAATCTGCGACATGCTGCAGCTCAAGCGCCCGACCGTGCAGAGCTGGAAACAGCGCGATGGATGGGAGGAAACCGCCCCGATTAACCGCGTGGAATCGACGTTAGAGGCGCGGCTTATTCAGCTCTATGCAAAGCCAGACCTGACCGCGCATGACTTCAAAGTCGCGGATTTTCTGTCGCGCCAGATGGAGCGGCTCGCGCGCGTAAACCGCTACGGCCAGACCGGAAACGAGGTGGATTTAAACCCCAATATCGCCAGCCGTAACAAAGGGGATCGCAAAAAGCCGAAACGAAACTATTTCAGCGAGGAGGCCATAGAAAAACTGGAGGAGATTTTCTTCGACCAGTCGTTTGACTATCAGCTCCGCTGGCATAAAGCGGGGTTAGAGCACCGCATCCGCCACATCCTGAAATCGCGACAGATTGGCGCGACGTTCTACTTTGCGCGCGAGTCCCTCCTGCGCGCGCTTAAGACCGGGCAGAACCAGATATTTTTGTCGGCCAGTAAAACGCAGGCTTACGTGTTCCGTAAGTACATTATCGCCTTTGCCCGTCTGGTTGACGTCGACCTGTCAGGCGACCCGATTGTCATCGGCAACAATGGTGCTGAGCTGATATTTCTCGGGACCAATTCCAACACCGCGCAGAGCCACAACGGCGACCTGTACGTCGATGAAATTTTCTGGATCCCCAATTTTCAGAAGCTGCGCAAAGTCGCCTCGGGCATGGCCTCGCAGTCGCACCTGCGCACAACCTATTTTTCGACCCCGTCGACACTGGCGCATGGCGCTTACCCGTTCTGGTCAGGCGAGCTGTTTAACCGTGGCCGCAGCAGCGCCGCCGAGCGTGTCGATATCGATATCAGTCATCAGGCGCTTGCCGGTGGCGTGCTGTGCGCGGATGGCCAGTGGCGGCAGATTGTTACCATTGAGGACGCGCTCGCCGGTGGCTGCACTCTGTTTAACCTCGAACAGCTCAAGCAGGAAAACAGCGCGGATGACTTCCGTAACCTGTTTATGTGCGAGTTCGTCGACGATAAGGCGTCGGTATTCCCGTTCGAGGAGCTGCAGCGCTGCATGGTCGATGCGATGGAAGAATGGGAGGACTTCGAGCCGTTCGCCGACCGTCCGTTTAACTGGCGTCCTGTCTGGATTGGCTATGACCCGTCACACACCGGCGACAGCGCCGGGTGCGCGGTACTGGCTCCGCCGCTGGTTGCCGGTGGCAAGTTCCGCATCCTTGAGCGTCACCAGTGGAAAGGGATGGACTTTGCCGCGCAGGCCGAGGCCATCCGGGCGCTGACCGAGAAATACACCGTTGACTATATCGGCATCGATGCGACCGGCATCGGCCAGGGTGTTTACCAGCTCGTGCGCTCATTCTTCCCGGCGGCGCGCGCCATCCGCTACACGCCGGAAATGAAAACCGCAATGGTGCTGAAAGCAAAAGACACCATTCGCCGCGGGTGTCTGGAATACGACGCCGGGGCAACCGACATCACGCAGTCATTTATGGCTATCCGCAAAACCATGACCAGCAGCGGCCGCAGCGCCACCTATGAAGCCAGCCGCAGCGAGGAAGCCAGCCACGCGGATATCGCGTGGGCGACCATGCACGCCCTCCGCTTTCCGCCGGTAGCGGTATGCAATCAAGCTCCATTCTGGATATTAACTAAGATGAAAAAACGCCAAAACAAACAGCCAAAACATACCAGCATGACCGCCAGCGCTCCGCAGAAAATGGAGGCGTTCACCTTTGGTGAGCCGTCACCCGTTCTGGATCGCCGCGACATCCTCGACTATGTCGAATGCATCAATAACGGCAAATGGTATGAGCCGCCGGTCAATTTCTCGGGGCTGGCAAAAAGCCTGCGCGCAGCCGTACACCACAGCTCCCCGATTTACGTGAAGCGCAACATTCTGACCAGCACCTTTATCCCGCACCCGTTGCTGTCCCGTCAGGACTTCAGCCGCCTTGTGCTCGATTATCTGGTGTTTGCCAACGGCTATCTTGAAAAGCGCATGAGCGTGACCGGCCAGCTCTTTAAACTGGAAACCTCCCCGGCCAAATATACCCGCCGTGGTGTCGAGGATGGCGTTTACTGGTACGTGTCGGACTATACCCACCCGCACCAGTTCGCGCCCGGTTCGGTGTGCCATCTGCTTGAGCCTGATATCAATCAGGAGCTCTACGGGATGCCGGAATACCTTAGCGCGCTCAATTCCGCCTGGCTGAATGAATCCGCCACGCTGTTTCGTCGCAAGTATTACCAGAACGGCGCGCACGCGGGTTACATTATGTACGTGACCGACGCGGCGCAGAGCAGCACCGACGTCGAGGCGCTGCGCTCTGCCATGCGCGACTCGAAAGGACTCGGGAATTTCAAAAACCTGTTTTTCTACGCCCCGAACGGGAAACCGGATGGTATTAAGATCGTGCCGCTGAGTGAAGTCGCCACGAAGGATGATTTTTTTAACATCAAGAAGGTGAGCGCCGCTGACCTGCTCGATGCGCACCGCGTGCCGTTCCAGCTCATGGGCGGCAAGCCTGAAAATATCGGCTCGATGGGCGATATCGAGAAGGTGGCGCGGGTGTTTGTGCGTAACGAGCTGACGCCGCTGCAGGAGCGTTTCAAAGAGATAAACGACTGGCTCGGGATGGAGGTGATCCGCTTTAAGGATTACAACATCGAGACCGAGTAAACCCGCATAGAATGCCGCCTCCGGGCGGCATATCCTCAGAGCTCACCAGACGCCGCACACGCCACGCAACCCCGCCAACGCCTCACGATTCAACCTCACCACTCAGCGCGCCGCCACGACACGCACAGACGCGCAAAATAAATCCTGTCACCACGTCTGGCGCGCAGTGCTATCCCCGCCTCGCCTGCCCGCTTAATGTGGCGGATTTAATGCACTTGCATCTGAAGTGCCGAACCACGTCAGTGCTGGCGCTGGCAGGTAAACTCCTTAATAAAAAATGTATGCAAATTCACGCACCGATGTCATGCACTGCTAAAGCTGCTGAATTTGAATGATTTTCAACTCAAGGTTGCGCTATATCACTAAAATTATAAGTAGTTATGAGCCCTACTATTTTTGCGCTTGAAACCCCCTCAGACTTAAGATAGATCTTTATGCTTTAGGGGGCTAGTTAGCAACCTAACACTACACACAAATCATATATGACAAATGAGGCGTAAACATGGAACTTAGGCTAAAAAATGTCACAAGTTACAATAAAAACATTTTCACGAATGTAGACCTCTCAAAGAAAATAAATATTCTATATGGTCAAAACGGTTGTGGGAAATCTACAATCTCAAATTTCTTTTACAATACGACCCACAAAGATTTTGCAGAATGCGAATGTCCATTACTAAATGACTATCGCCCAATCGTTTATAATTCAAAATTTATCGAAGATAACTTCTATCATGCAAAAGAACAAAAAGGTGTATTCACTCTAAGCAAGAAAAATGCAGATATAGAAAAGGATCTAGCAATAAAAGAAGGCTTAAGACAAGATTTAAAAGAACAATACCGGAATAAAAGAGATGCAGCAACAAAATTAAAAGAAGAACAAAACACCAAAGAAAATGACTGCATCGAGGCCATTTGGGTAAAAACAGAATCGATAAGATCGTCTGATCTAAAAAACGTCATGCGAGGTCCACTAGGGAGCAAAAAGGCTTTTTTCGCTCAATTACAAAAAACACTTGCATTACCAATCGCAAACTTGGAGCAACTATCTAAAGAGTACAGCGAACTGATAAAGTACAAAAATAAAGAAATACCTCTCATCACTGCTTTGTTATCATTTGCACTTTCAGAAGAAGATAAGAAACTATTAGCCACACCTATTATAGACTCAAGTAACAGTTATTTATCAGAAACAATAAAACGACTTCAAAATCTTGACTGGGTAAAAAAAGGGAAAGAACTTTATCTTAAAGATAATTTATGCCCATTCTGCCAAGAAAGCACAATCAATGCTAAATTCATAGAGGCAATTGAGTCTATCTTTGATGAAAGTTACGCTAATAAAACAAATCAAATAAGCGCAATTAAATCAGCTTATGAGTTAGCGACGAAACCAATTTATCAAAAATTAACTCAAGAAATATCTACTTGTGAACTGATAACTGAAGAGGATAGAGAAATCACCACTTCTCACATCAAAATTTTAGATGAAATTGCAAGTAGGAATATAGATCTAATAATCAGCAAACTTCATAACCCTTCATCTATCATCATACTTGAGAGTGATGAGTCAATCGAACAAAAGATAATTAAGTGCATTGCAGATTATAATACAATAATTAAAGATATTAATCTTAAAGTTGCAAAGTTCAAGGAAACCGAAAACGCAGTTAAAAGTAAAATATGGCCAGCTCTTAGAAACTTTTGCAATCCAGAATTAAATGCCTTAGCTGCTCACGAAAAGACCTTTCAAGATAACCACAAAAAGATTCTTGATGAAATGAAAGAAATTGAAAATCAAGGAAAGGATAATACTAAAAACATTAAAGAACTGAGAGAACAGATTTCGAACATCGATGAAACAATCGAGTCTATCAACTTGAGACTGAAAAGTTTAGGCATATATGGCTTTAGTGTAAAAAAACACGAAGAAAATAAGGATATGTACATCATTTCCCGTTCAGACAAAGATGAAAATGATGATGTATACAAATCCCTTAGTGAAGGAGAGAAAACATTAATCACTTTTCTCTATTTCTTGGAATGTTGCAAAGGGAAAACGGATAAAGACGACGAAGATAACAGAGATAATTTAATAATCATTGATGACCCAATATCTAGCCTTTCACAAAATTATGTTTATGATATAGCATCAATCATTCATCATGAACTAATCAAAAATGAAACCACAAAAAAAATACTAATACTCACTCACAATCTCTATTTTTTCCATGAGTTGATAAAATTATCTCCTAAAAGTAAAAATGACAAAAACTTCAAGCGTGATTACCGTCTTTTTAGAATCACTAAGAATGAATTTAGCACCATCACCGAAATACAAAAAAATAGTATACAAAATGAGTATCAATCACTTTGGCAAATATTAAAAGACGCTAAAGAAGAAAAGGTCAATAAAATCATAATACCAAACATAATGAGAAACATTTTAGAATACTATTTTGGCTTTGTTCACAGAACAGACTCCTTACAAGATGAACTAACTAAACTCGAAAAAGATGAGAACAATAGCGATTTTAGGGCGTTTTATCGATACATAAACCGAGGTTCTCATTCTGACTCTGTGAATATCACCGATATGGGTGACATTGACCCAGACAAGTACCTCAAACAGCTAAAAAGTATATTCTCAGCAACAGGAGATGAAAAACATTATGCTAAAATGATGGATGAAATCGATGAGGAAATCGATGAGGAAACCGCTACCGCTTAGGCCGCATATTATCGATTCGGGTATGAACGACGGTGCTTGCGCACCGTCTCCCAACGCCCGAAGCGGTAGCGGTTGTACTGGCGTACATTCACTAGCTTTAACATGAGTTTATCTCCATGCAAGCGCCATTGTTGCCAATAGCAGCCTTTATACCCTCTGTATAAAGCTAATACGAAGAGTAATGCAATGCAGATATCCCAAGCGGTAGCACGGACATTCTATTAAATTTTTTTCAGAAGTCAAAATTTAACTTGATTTCATCCCACTCCTGAGCACACGAGTAGCTAAAAGACTTCTTGCCATAAACTACTGTTGCACCACGCGTCAGCGCGTTAAGTTCCCACCGTTCCGGGTTAATCCCTTCCAGAGCTAAATCGAAACGAATTTTTGCGACGCGATCCCTTTCGGCTTTTGTCATCCTGGCTGATGGCGCTAGCTCGCTCGTTTTGAGCTGCGCATTCCTTCTTTGCTGGCGATTCTTACGCGGTACGCCAGCTTTTAACGCTCCGTTAAGCACCTTCACGACGTCCGGCTCATTCCAGCCGATAACCCCGCGCTCAATCAGATTTAACACCGCTGCGGCTTGCTCAGACGGTGTGGTGGTCATAACAGGATCGCCGCCGCCGGTGAGCTTTCCACAGTTATTGACAGGACTCCGAGGCGCGGCAGAGCCGCTTTTTAAGGTCAAAGGCTCAACGGCCAAAACCTTTGGTACGATTCGCCATTCGGCTGTACGGGTTACATGGACACGGTGAGCCCCGAGGTGAGGGGCATAAATCCCGACAACCCTCTCAACATCTTCCTCGTATTCGTTGACCTCATCCGTCACCTTACGGGCGACCCTGACGGCCTGAGCATCACGCGGCATGTTTGCCCCACCCTGCGCGATGATGTACCGCTCAAAATCCCCCTCATCTGCAGCTGCTCGCGCGGCCTCGACCCTGTCGTCAAACTCGCAGGCAATACTCACCCCGCGCGGCAGTTTGCGCAGTTCGCGGTAAGCGCCCATCGTCGGGAGACCAATCGGTTTAAACTGAGGGATACGCCATGTTGACGCCCATGCGGTGACGGCTGCGGCCGTATCTTTCAGAGGCTTGCCGGTGTCGTGATCGAGCTGGCCGTCAAGCGCGTAACCGTCGATATTTTTTGCAATGTATTTGGCGATATAACCCGCCGCCCCGCCCTGATTAAGATGGCGTGACTCAAAGCGCTGTTTTGCCGCGCCCTTTTCGTGTCCGTCCTCTTTGAGGGCATAACGACGCATAATTTCGTTAATGGCTTTACGCTGACCGGGTTTGCAAAACAGCATCATGTGCCAGTGTGGCGTGCCGTCGTGGTGCGGTTCGACAACGCGCATCCCGTAAACATCTAAATCGTTATCTTTGAAAGCTGTACGCATCAGGCTCCAGATTCGGCATAGATAGCGCTGGCCGTCTTTGGGTGTGAATACTGTTTCGTTCCAGCCGTGATTGAGCTGTACAGTTTTGCTTTCACCTTTGCCAACCTGACGGGTCGGGTGATACTTCGATGGAGTGGTCAGCGTGATAAACATCCCCACGTCACCAACGCTGGTCGCGTAGCGTTCAATCCCGGCGATAGTATTCATCAGCTCCATACGACGTATTTCAGGGTTCGAAATACTCCCCATGACCTTGCTTATGAGGTCAATACGTTCGCCGGTGATTTTGTTTTCCAGTTCGCAGGATTTCAGGTATTCGAGATTAGCCAGGCGGCGCGCTTGAACATCGCGGATCGCTATTTTGCTTGCGTAAGGTGAACGGTCTTTGTTGACCTCGCCTGCTGCGATGAGCAGCGCCTCGCGCCAGCGCATCCGCTGCACCTTGAGCTGGTTGACCCACCACTCGTCTTTAATCAGTCGTGAAATAACGGAAAATGCCATGCGGATCGTCATCTGACCCTTACGGTATTTTTTCCAGTACATCGGGGTGATGTTTAATGCGCGAGCAACACCGGCCACTTGCCCGTATAGGTGCGACTGAGCTTCATCGGTGAAAAGCGTCTCTTTCCCGCCGTGAGCATCCGCCCAGGCGTCGCTTAACTCCTCGTATTTGCTCCAGAGCTGAGAGGCAATTCTGGCCGCAAATTTCCTGAGTTCTTTGTCATTCATATCTGGTAAGCGCGCATACTGGTCGCGCTCGGACAGAAAACCAATCGAGGCGGATTCATTCATCCCGCACAGCTCATTAACACGCTCAAGACGCGGCAGCAGCTTGCGCTCAAACGTGTTTTTAAGGAAATACAGCCCACCTAAAGGGCTCTTTTTACGGCGGATGAAGTTATAACGCGATGTAAACAGTGTTTGCAGGAAAAACGGCAGACGGTCAATCCGGTTTAAAACACCTTGCACCTGACGGAGTTCGGCACGTGTAAGGGGTCTGTCGCGGCCAATGGCCTCTTTGGTGACGTTATTCCAGGGATAAGCACCAACGAATGAATCACTGGTGCCCTTCAAAAATGGTGGTGGTGGCGAGGGGACAACACGCCCCCGAGGTTCGTTGGACATATTATTTAAAAGCGTCCAGACATTGCTTCCCCATGCGTTCAATCCGAGCTTCCAAAGCTGAGAAGCTGGTAAGATCGCTGGTCAAAAGATCATGCAATACCAAGCCTGAGATAAGCTTAGGGATATTTGGGTAGTAACCCACAACGTCCAGCCATTCCTTACCTTCATTCTTCCCGGATGTAGCGGTCTTTTTTTCCTGCAAAATGAATTGATAGCGGTCACTGGTGATGACGTATTGGTTATTAATCTCGATGCGTATGCTCAATCTGGCTTCCTTTTAAAAGTGGTTAGCCTGCTCAATCGAAAATTGAGTTGTGCAAATTTGCCGATTCTTGACCTAATAACTCGATAATCTCGGTACGATTGAGCTCAGACTTGCTGATATGCGCGATAAGCCCGTCAAATCGAGATGAGAATCGTGTCGCGAGGTCGCGCTGTGCTTCGTTTACTGCCTGCTCCAGAAGAGCGGAAAACATGCCACCTGGAGCTGTATTTTGTTTTTGCATTTGCCTATCTCCGGACAAAAGGAGTCCCCACGCTGTAAGGCGCGTAATAAACCGAATCCAGATTAATTAATGTAAATACTGCTCAGGTTTTACCGAGGTTAAAATGGTTGGTGCGTACTCAAAAAGGCTAAACAGCTCTCGCAGCGCGCGGAAAAGTTTGTCGCGCCAATAACAGCCCTCTTCGTTCAAACGCCAGTACGGCATCATAAATTCCTGCTCTGTCAGCCCAGCATGAAGAAACAGTGATCGCCTTTGGCTAACGGTCAGGCGGCTGATGAAAGTTGCTTTCGACACGCCAAGTTGGCGGTGCCGGGCGAATGCATTTCTCAATTCATCAAGCGCGCAAACAAGACGCTCACGATCGGCTTCGGTCATTTCCTCTAAGCGCATGACAGAGTGGCGCTGTTTTAATTGAGCGTGGAAACAAACCGTAAGACGCTCCCGCTCCATCATCTGATTGTAAAAATCGCAAGTGTCCTGCCAGCGAGGCTGAGCCAGATACTTGCAGACCAGACCGCGAAGCGCTGTTGGTTGTTTCTGGATCACGTCCAGTGTCATTACCGTCATAACCACAGTCCTCTCTTTTTGACCAGACGGCGAACCTTCTCGATAACGCCCGGCTTACCGGTTCGGATGATTATGCCCTTGCGGCCGCGACCGTGAGTGATGGTGAAGTTGATCGGATTAGGGTTTTCTCTTCGAAGCAACTGTGCAATACAGCGAGGCTCTTTCATAAATTCTCCTTAGGGAGTCGGGTTTTAACCATGCCCGACACATGGCCTTGTGATAGGATCGAATCGCCAAAAACAAGCCAATCACCTGAGGTATTTCATGACTAATCAACAAAATGATGAATTAATTGCCACTCTAAAATCAGCCATTGCATTGGTTAATTCTTCCTCTGATGCGATCTCTAATCGTGAGAAGGCTGAGGAAATCAACAAACTGTCAATCCAGTTGAGAGAGGCAGTTCAATCTAAAATGCCTGTCACGCATAAAAGCTTTTTAGATATCAACTAAGCTCAAATACTGGTGGGGTTTGCCATAACCCCACGTTCTTTTGCTAAAAATTCTAGATACAGACCTGCAATCTCCTCATAGGCAACATCAAGTTCAAAAACTTCTCCCGACGTCAGATGCACCTCAACTTTGTCGGCTGTTTCAGTGCGCTCACGGATAGCGGCCACGCTTTTTAAGTCGATCAGCACCCGCATACCATTAGTGATATGACGAATGCAGCCATGCTTTATTGGTTTTGACATGCAATTTCTCGATTGAATTTGAATGGATTAGATGAATTTAATCACCGTGAAGGTTGCCCTAAGCCGAGCCACATCAGCCAACCATCGCGAATCTCTTTAGGACGGCTGTCATAAGCCATCTTCATTCCTTTGTTCCATGCTGGCAGGTAGACCCAATATTCCCCTGCGCGCCCACTCGTTGACTGCGGATCAGTCATCTCGACTACAGGCAGCTTGCCCTTCTCAATCATGCCTTTAACGGCTGCGGGTGTTTTACCAATAAGACGGGCAAACTCCTGATACGGGACCGCATCCGTGCTACTTACAAGCTGGTTGTTCATCTGTTACGATTCTCCTTTAGTGCATTTAATTGCTCATAAAGGGCTTTAATTGCCTATAGCCAAAACCCCTAAAAAGGAATTTATTTCCTTATAAGGGAATAATCATCGTATGGAGGATTTATGTCAACCCCGATAAATGAAAAAATCAAACTCATCAGGGAGTCAGAACGATTAAATAGAAAGGAAATCAGTGAGTTAACTGGAATAGCATATGGTTCATTTTGTGGATACGAAGCTGGGGATAAAAAACCGGGTGTCGAGCCCATAATGAGAATCCTTCAACATCCTCGTTTCACCAAGTACACCTTATGGTTTATGACTGACCAAATAGCACCTGAAGCTGGGCAGATTGCACCGGCTCTCGCGCACTTTGGGCAGCAGACAACAACGTCACCCCACTCAGACCAGAAAACTGGCTAACCATTTACGGCGCTTTTTTGTGCAATAAATGCACAGTGAGTTTTTGCTATCTAAATCAGGAAATTGAAGTACGCAGTAACATCATCGGGAGGCTTTATGTCTGTTAAAAAGCTCGATGATGGTCGATATGAAGTGGACATTAGACCGGCTGGGCGTAACGGAAAACGCATCCGTCGGAAGTTCGACAAGAAAAGCGAGGCGATGGCATTTGAAAAGCATACTCAATATAACCATCACTCAAAGGAATGGCTTTCAAAACCAACGGACAAACGCCAATTGTCGGAACTGAAAGAGTTATGGTGGAAGCTGAAAGGTAAACATGAGGAGCACGGTCAATCGTATCTCAGGAAAATTGAGCGTTTCGAAACGATGACCGGAAACCCGTGCGCTTTCCAGATTACCAAGAGCCTGATAACGCAATATTGTGCTCAACGCCGGGGTGAAGGTATTAAGCCAACAACCATCAACCGCGACCTGATCACACTAGGTGGGATGTTCACTACCCTGATTGAGTCAGAGCTCTATAACGGTGAACATCCATTCAGGGGATTCAAAAAACTGAAAGAGCAGACAGCCGAAACGGGCTATCTCACTCTTGAGGAAATTGACGCCTTACTAGCTGCGCTCTCAGGTGATAATCGTAAAATTGCGGTTTTATGTTTGAGCACCGGGGCAAGATGGGGAGAAGCGGCACGGTTAAAGGCGGAGAACGTGATTCATAACCGGGTGTCTTTCGTTAAGACGAAAACCAACACACCGCGCACGGTCCCGATCTCTGATGACGTTGCGGCTTACGTAGTCGGCAAAACACGAGGCTTTCTTTTTCCTGAAGCCAGTTATGCTGACTTCAGGCGAACCCTCAAAGAGGTTAAGCCCGATTTACCGGCCGGACAAGCAACACATGCGCTACGACACTCTTTCGCCACGCACTTTATGATTAACGGGGGCAACATCATTACACTGCAGAGGATCTTAGGTCATACGAAAATTGCGCAGACAATGGTCTATGCGCACTTCGCTCCTCAGTACCTTCAGGATGCGATTTCGCTTAACCCGTTGAAGGGTGCTAATGGTGGTCAGAGTGTCCACAATGTGTCCACACCCTAG